AAGAAAAGAAGAAAACGTCAGAAAAGATGCTACCGAAAAGGCAGACGAAAGGATCGCAGTCATGGTTATGAGGAGAAGGCAGTAAAGGCAGGTGAAGGGTATGAGCTTTGGGAAGATGAACACCCGGATCGACATCATCGATACGATTCCCGTCAAAGACGATGAAGGATTCTCTTCTAAGGGAGAAAATTTGATCACCAGTGTTCGTGCATACAGGGATGAAAGGCACGGTTCAAGAAAGTGGGCCAATATGGCTGCCTACACCAAAGCCAATGCCACCTTTCAGTTCAGACGGATTCCTGATGTGGTGATTGAACCTGGTATGCTCATTCGCTGTGACACCGGTGAGTACCGGATCCTAAGCGTTGAGGTTATTATGGGATTTTATTTGGAAGTAGCAGCAGAAAAGAGTGAAGCCACGAAGGACTAGGAGGTGATTTCATGGCTCGTGGGACCTACAAAATGCCAGAAGGTTTCTTGTTAAAGGCATCTGCCCTAGCTGAAAAGACCGATGAAATCATCCCCAAGGTCCTGGAAGCTGGTGGCGAAGTGGTGAAAGCCAAAGTGAAAGCCAATCTCCAGGCGAGCCTTGGTAGTGACACAAAACTTCCATCAAGATCAACAGGAGAACTGATTGATGCTCTTGGTGTAACACCGGCTGGTGTGGATCGGGACGGGAATTACAATGTGAAGGTGGGCTTTGATGAACCGCGAAAAGACGGGGAGTCAAATGCAAAGATAGCCAATATTTTGGAGTATGGAAAGTCCGGTCAGCCCGCAAAGCCCTTCTTAAAACCGGCCAAAACAGCCAGCCGAAATGCCTGCATTGAAGCAATGAAAAGAAAGCTGGATGAAGAGATCGGCAAAATCTAAAAGGAAGGAGGGCGAAGGTCGTGTATAACAGTATTTTGAAGGATATAGGCGAGGTCCTTGAGCCTATAGGGGTTCCCATTGAAACGGGCGTGTTTAGTAAAAAGGCACCGGATGAATATCTGGTCCTTACCCCTATGAGTGATATCTTTGACCATTATGCTGATGATCTGCCAAGGGCAGAACTACAGGAAGTTCGCCTCTCCTTATTTTCTAAAGGTAACTACCAGGCGAGAAAGAATGAAGTCGTTAGTGTTCTTATTAGAGCAGGCTTTATTATAACGGACAGAAGGTATCTGGGATATGAAGAAGATACTGGTTTTCACCACTTCGCCATCGATGTGGCAAAAGTTTACGAATTAGATTTTTAGCTGAAGTTGACTCAGCTATTTTGAAGGAGGAATAGAATATGGCAACAATTGGACTCGATAGTCTATACTACGCCAAGATCACAGAAGATGAAAATGGCATCGAAACCTATGGCACACCGAAAGTTCTGGCAAAAGCCATGACAGCAGAACTGAGTGTGGAGCTGATTGAAGCGATTCTTTATGCAGATGATGGTGCTTCAGAAGTGGTCAAAGAATTTAAAAGTGGCGCACTGACACTTGGGATTGATGATATCGGATCTATCGTGGCCCAGGATTTGACTGGGTGTAAAATCGACAGCAACAATGTGGTGGTTTCAAGAAGTGAAGATGGAGGAAGCCCTGTAGCCATTGGGTTTCGTGCCAAAAAGGCCAATGGAAGGTACAGATACTTCTGGCTTTACAGAGTTATCTTCAGCGTTCCGGCCACCAGCCTTGCGACCAAAGGTGACTCCATTACATTTAGTAGTCCCACCATAGAAGGTACTGTGTTTAGGCGAAACAAACTGGATGGCGAGAATAAGCATCCGTGGAAAGCAGAAGTCACTGAGGGAGACATCGGTGTTGCACCATCGACCATTTCTGGATGGTTTACCACTGTTTATGAACCGGACTTTACTCCGGTAACACCGGCGATTACCATTACGACTCAGCCAGCAGCCCTCACAGAAGTGACAGCGGGTAGTATTACGGGAAGCCTTTCTGTGGTTGCAAGCTCCAATACGTCTAACCCTGTAACGTATCAGTGGTATGAAAACACCATCGACAGTTCTACAGGCGGTACACCGATTAATGGAGAAACATCTGCCAGCTTTGATATCCCAACGGATCTTGTGGCAGATACCTATTACTACTACTGTGTGCTGAATTTAAGTGGAGCTGATCCTGTCACCACTGATGTAGCAACAGTAATCGTATCTTAATGGAGGGAAGATAAATGGCAGATGAAAATGTAAAACTTACTGAAGTGGCTGAAGATAGAAGTGCCACCATAGAAATCGGTGGGACAGAATTTAAACTGGTGCTGACTACGAAAGCGACAAAAGAAATTGCTGGGCGTTATGGTGGTCTTGAAAACCTGGGCGAGAAGCTAATGAAAACTGAGAACTTTGAAATGGCACTTGATGAGATCGTGTGGCTGATAACGCTTCTGGCCAATCAGTCCATCTTGATTCACAACATCAGAAATAAGGACAAGAAAAAAGATCTTATTACCGAAGAAGAAGTGGAGCTTCTTACCACACCTTTTGATTTAGCGACCTATAAGAATGCCATCATGGCCAGTATGATGAAGGGAACCAAGAGAAATGTGGAGAGTGAAGCCTCAAAAAACGAGGTAGTCGGGTAAGTGATGAAGAGTTATTTACCCGACTGATCTACTACGGCACAGCCCATCTCAATCGAAAAGAAGACGAGGTGTGGTTGATGCCTATAGGATACTTGATGGACCTTTGGGAATGCCACAAGCAGTTTATCGGCATTGCAAAACCGAAGCGAGAACTGTTTATTGATGATGTAATTCCTGCGTGGCTTTAGGTGTCATATTTGTGCGTATGAACAACAAATTATACGAACAAAAATGACAAAACGGTATTGTCAATTGTGCTAACATAAAATATTATTTTAGCATAAAAGGTAAAATTGAATCATCTCCTAAAAATTAGCAAAAAAATAGTTGTCATATTCGTTCGTATATGATATTATATTTACGAACGAATATGACAAATGAGGAGGTGATTTGATGACTCAAAAGGATTTAGTAACTAAACTATTGAAAGATAACAAAGGTATTTTGACATCAGGTGAAGCTAAAGAAGCTGGTGTGGCTTATAAAACTCTACAACGTATGTATCAGGTTGGTGAAATTGAAAAACTTGAGCAAGGGTTATATATGGATCCTGATCAGATGGAAGATGAGTACTTTTTAACTCAGTACAGATGTAAAAAAGGTATCTTTTCCCATGAGACAGCATTATATTTTCACGATTTAACAGATAGGACACCTTTCCAATTAATGCTGACAATTCCATCAGGATACAATACTAGGCTCCTGAAAGAGAAAGAAAAATACAAGTTCTTTTATATTGCGGAGAAGCTTTATACAGTTGGTAGGATTACCATGGAGACACCATTTGGGCATCAAGTCTATGTATATGATAAAGAAAGAACCATTTGTGACTGCCTAAAAAAGAAAGAACATCTCGATACTGATTTAGTGAATGAAGCAGTCAAAAGATATATGAAAACTCCCGGAGCAGATTATTCTAAACTACTTAAGTATGCCGATGTATTTAATATTAAAGATTTGGTTCGAAAATACATGGAGGTGTTGACATGAAAATTGGTAGTCCTAGACAATTGAAAGACTGGATTAACAATGTGGCTAAAGAGAATAATTTGATAGCGAATACTGTGCTTCAGAATTTTATGATGGAAAGGCTTCTAGAAAGAATTTCGATTTCAAAGTACAAAGACAATTTTATCCTCAAAGGTGGATTCTTGATTGCAGCTATGGTTGGTATAGATATGAGAAGCACTATGGACATGGATACAACGATAAAAGGGATTCCTGTCAATAGAGAGGCAATAGAAGAAATATTAAATGAGATTCTATCGATAGAGCTTGATGATAATGTAATTTTTAGGCTAAAAGCTATTAAAAACATCCATGATGTTAGTGACTATGATGATTTCAGAGTCTCTGTAGAAGCCCAGTTCTTTACGATCAGAGTCAATATGAAGATTGACATCACTACTGGAGATGTAATCATACCAAGAGAAGTAGAATATTCGTTTAAGCTTATGTTTGAAGAACGTGATATTTCAATAAAAGCGTATAATTTAAATACAATTCTTGCAGAAAAGATTGAGTCTATTTTGGCGCGGAATGTGGCAAATACCAGAGCTAGGGATTATTATGATGTTTATATTCTTCTAACACTTCGAAGAAATGATATTGATTTAGAAAGTCTAAGAAACGCAATTCGAAAGAAAGCTGAAGAAAGAAACACATTGATCTATTTAGAGAATAGTGAGAAGTATTTAAAAGATATAGAGGAAAGTGAAGATCTTAAGACAATTTGGGAATCATATGTGCAGAAGTTTCCCTATGCAGAAGGTATTCAGTTTGATGAAATTACTGATATTCTAAGAGCAGTTTTTAAGTGACATAAAATAGGCTCAATGAAAAGGATAATTTAACAATATTAACTGCATATGGAATAGAACGATTGTTACATTGAAAATTTTAACGTTACATTACGAGACACTTCAAATGAGGTGTCTTTTTTCATGCCTAATGAGGAGGTGAGGCACTATGGCAGATAATTTTGGACTGAAGATTGGGGTCGAAGGGGAAAAGGAGTTCAAAAACGCACTTCGAGAAATCAACAGAAATTTTAAAGTGTTAGGCTCTGAAATGAAACTCGTCACTTCCCAGTTCGACAAACAGGATAAATCTCTACAGGCAGTGACAGCAAGAAATGAAGTGCTGAATAAAGAGATCGATGCCCAAAAGAATAAAATCAGCACCTTGGAATCTGCCCTTAAGAATGCCGCCGAATCCTTTGGTGAAAATGATAAGCGAACCAAAGCCTGGCAGATTCAGCTGAATAACGCCAATGCTGATCTTAACAAAATGGAGCGGGAGCTGGATGAAAACAACAAAGCTCTTGATGAAGCCAGCGATGGATTCGGAGATGCAGGTAAAGAAGCTGACGAGTTTGGAGATGAAATTAAAGAGTCAGCTAAAGTAGCAGATGATTCAGGTGGAAAGTTTGAGAAACTTGGATCTGTCATGAAAGGTGTGGCCGCCGGTATTGGTGTGGCCATGGCAGCCATAGGAACTGCAGCAGTCAGCGCAGGAAAGAAATTATATGATATGTCAAATGATGCAGCCGCTGCCGGAGATGAAGTGGATAAAGCCAGTCAGAGAATAGGCCTTTCGAGACAAGGCTATCAGGAATGGGAGTATGTTCTCTCTCAAAACGGTGCCAGCATCTCATCTTTAGAAAACGGGATGAAAAAACTGAATAATACCGTGGATGATGCCATTAACGGAAGTGCTTCTGCCACTGATAAATTCAAGAGACTGGGCATTACAATGGAGGATCTTCAAGGCAAATCCCGAGAAGAAGTCTTTGAAATGACCGTAAAGGGACTACAGGGCATTGCAGATGAAGGTGAAAAAGCTGCAATTGCCAACGATCTTCTCGGAACATCATCTGTTGAACTTGGCGCTCTTTTAAATCAAACGGCAGAAAGTACAGATGCTCTAAAGAATAAAGCCAGTGAACTTGGACTGGTGATGAGCGATGAATCCATTGATGCGGCTGTTAATTACACCGATGCCATGGATAACCTCACCCGATCTTTTGCTGGTGTGAAAAACAACATTACTTCGCAGCTCCTTCCAGGGTTCACCATGGTTCTAGATGGACTTACCGGACTTATCACCGGTCAGGAGGGAGCGGCAGAACAGCTGAAAGAAGGGGCCAGACAAACGGTGGACCAGATTGCAGTCATCCTCCCGCAGATTTTAGAGGTGGTGACTGGACTTATAGCTGCCATTGCTGAGGTTGCACCGGATCTCGTTCTTGCTCTTGTAAATGGTATTCTTGATAACTTGCCAACGCTTATTGAAGCCGCCACCAATATTATTATGACCATTGTGGGAGGACTTATAGAAGCACTGCCGCAGATTACAGAAGGGGCACTTCAACTGGTTCTTACTTTGGTGGATGGTATTATCGCAAATTTACCAGCGCTTGTAGAAGCAGCACTTGTGATGATTGTGACCCTTGCCACGGGTCTTGGTGAAGCCCTTCCGGAGCTGGTTCCTTCTATTGTAGAAGCGGTTATTCTCATTGCCCAGACGCTGATCAATAATCTGGATTTGGTACTCGATGCAGCTTTTCAGATCATAAGCGGACTCGCTCAAGGTCTACTCAACTCACTGCCGAAGCTAATAGATGCCCTGCCTCAAATCATCAATAGTATCATTACCTTCATCACAAATAATCTACCTAAGATTATCGAGATGGGCGTTCAACTGACCATTCAATTGGCAGCAGGACTAATAAGAGCCATCCCTCAGCTTGTCGGTCAGCTCCCGCAAATAATCACTGCCATCGTGACAGGCCTTGGCAGGGCTATCCCATCCATGATGGACGTGGGACGAAACATCGCAAGAGGTCTATGGGATGGTATTTCATCCATGATAGGGTGGCTTAAAGGAAAAGTAGATAGCATGATCAGTGGCATTGTCAAAGGTGTTAAAGGCGTTCTTGGAATCCGTTCACCTTCTAAAGTGTTCGCCGGTATTGGTGCCAACATGAGTGAAGGTATCGGAGAAGGATTCACTGAGGCCATGAGCGGGGTTGAAAAAGACATTCAAGGCGCTATTCCTACAGACTTTGACCTCGATCTAAACTCTCAAGTTTCTGGAAGTCTCGGTGGATCTGAAGGTGCAGTCTTTGATGTAACCATTCCA